TGCCCTCGACTTCGAGCTTTTCTCGCGTGAGGTCCTTGGTCTTCAGCTTCGAGGTCGCTGACAGCCGCACCACCGCGCCTTTCCCCAGTAGTTGCTGGGCGTAGCGCGTGGCCCTCTGGTTGATCTCCGGTATCTCCGCCTCGATCAGGAACGACTTGAGCCCCTGATTTCCGAATCCCTGTATCCAGAACTCCAGGGCTTTTATCTGTGCCTTGGCGTCAGCGACCACAGCCTCGCGGGCCTCGACAATCGCGTGCGCCTGCTCGATCTGTAACCGCAGCGCCTCGGCCTTGCCCTCCATCATCTGGCGGGACGCCTGCATCTCCTCGACCCGGGCCTCCTCAGTAGCAAGGGATTTCTCCACCGATACGAGCACCTGTTCCTTCGCCCGCACCACGTCCGCCGCCTGCTGCAGACTCTCGGGAACCGCAATCGGGACGGGCTTCTTCCCCAGCCCCACAGTGAACTGCGCCTCCACCTGCTTCACCTGCTCGAACAGATTCTTGATGCTGTCGTCGATGTCACCCAACATGGTATCGACTACGAGACGCACCTTCTCAAACCACGCCTCAGTCACCGGTTGGTCGCAGGTCGGACACACCGTTCCCGCGAGCTTCTTGAACTTCGCGAGTCTCTGCTCCTCGACCTTTCGCGCCCCCTGCTGTTCCGCCAACGCCCGCTCGACCTTCCGCCGGTCCTTCTCCAAACTCGTGCGCTTCTCCTCGTACCGTGTGAGCGCCAGCTTGTACACGGCTTCGCGCTCCTCGTACGCAGCGAGTTCCTTAGCCTCCACGTCCCGCAGGTCGGCAAGCACCCCCTGCTCGCGGGCCACCCTCTGCCTCAACCGCTTGGCAGTCAACCGGCGCAGGCTGAGTTGTAGGTCGACCTCCTCCACATCCTCGGAGTGGATCAGGTCGAACAGCATAGCCTCACGCTCCGTCAGGATGGCCTGCTGGGTCTCCACCTCATGCTCGGCCTTAGTGTGGGTCTCGATCAACGCCCCGACCCGTTTCCGGGCGACCTTCTCGGCGCTCGTGAAGATCATGAGCCCCAGTATCCGTTCGAGGACCTCCTTCCGGTCCGTGTCAGACGCAGCGAAGAAGGACTTCACGTCCTCCCGGACGCCGAAGGCAACGGAGTTGCAGAAGGCGGTGAAGCTCATACCAACGACGTCTTCGATGCACAGGGTAGTCGCCGTGCTCGTACCACGTGTGACGTTCTTGCCGTTGATCTGGAGGATGACGTCGTCCTTGTGCACCGGATGCTTCCGGTACCGCGCAACCTCGATCTTCCGGGTCTCGTCTTCGAGCCGCACTTCGACGCTGCACCCACCGGATGACCCAAGTCTGACGACGTCGTCCCCCTTGTACTTGTCGCGTATGCACCGCCCGAACAGCGCCCATGCCACACCGTCGAACAGAAATGACTTCCCTGCCCCGTTAGAATCACAGCCGACCATACCTTTGATCAGCCCCTCCACTACGGTCAGACCCTCGACACCGAAGTCGAAGGTCTCGTGCTCGAACGGGCCGAAGTTCGTGTACGTAGTCTCAGTGATGCGAAGGCTCATTTGGATTTTACCCGTACCTTCTGCACTTATTCCTCTGCCTCCGCGAGAAGCTCGGCACCCAACGTCACCATTGCATCGACGTTGGAAACCCCCATGTACTCGCAGTATCGCTTCAACAGGTCCTCGCGCTTGGTGCTGGTGGTAGCCTTGATCCGGGGCTCGGTGCTCTCCACCTCGACCGCAGACCCACCCACCCACGCCGCGACCTCCTCGGCCTGCTTCAGGACCTTGAGCATCTTCACCGGGTCGTCACCCCGGACGTCCACGAAGTCAACCTCGCGAACGTCCGTCAGGTCCTCCGGGTCGGTCACCTTGTGGAAGCGTGGACTCATGGTGTTCTCAGTCATGTCCAACGCGTCGGTCGTCGTGTCGAGGATGCTGAATCCCCGCCACTCACCGGCATCACCGAAGTCGATCTGCAGTGGGGACCCCACGTACTGAATCTCCCCGTCCCATCCATCGACGGTGAACTGCATGGGGCAGTGGACGTCGCCCAACAGGATGCGTTTCCACCGTGACGGCTTCAGCGTATCGACCGCGACGGTTCTCCCTGGATACCCGGCCCCCTCCAACAACACATGGGTCACGAGGTACCGCGCCGCAGGGTCCTTCGCCAGTTTCACCACAGCAGAGGCGTAGTCTTCCTCGTGCGCGCTCCACGGGATCAAGGCGAACGGGGCGATGACCGTCGGCTTCTCAACAACCGTCACGTACCCCGCGAGCACCTGCAGGCTGTTGAGCCCCGCCGTCCGGAGGTGGCAGTCATGATTGCCCGGGATCACAATGATCGTGTCGAGTTTGGTCGAGGCCCACGCGAACTCCCGGCACACGAGGTCCAGCACCGACACGTCAATGGAGGTCCGCGCCTCGAAGACGTCACCCGCGACGATCAGACCATTGCACCCCGCCGTGACACAGGTCTCGACGATCCAGCGGAAGCACGTGATGATGTCCAACAGGCGGGACGTCACCCCCTTCTCCGTGAGGGTGGAGAGGCGGGCGTACTCGTCGAATTGCAAGTCTGCGGTGACGCCGTACTTCATGTGTGGCTCCTCAACGGCCTCCCGACGGGTCGCTAATTATCCCTGTAGTCTCTTCGACTCCTTCTCCGTTCACGCCGTGCCTCCCGCTTCCGCTCGCGTCTACGTGCCTGTCGGTCAACCACGTTCGCCCCCGACCGTAAACGCTGTGCCCGACGGGCGCGCACGTTTCCGATAGACGGAACGGGACCATACGCGGCCCAATTCGATTTATTTTCCCCCAGCACTGCCGGTGCTTGAGCCACGATTTTGTCGACGGGGTAGAAGTCGGAGGCCACCACCGATTCGGGAGGGCACTCAAACGGCAACATACGCTCTAACTGCGAACACTCGTAGAACTCCATCGTCAAATCCTCGATGTCATCACCGCGAAATACCAACGAAGGAGTTCGCACACCCACCGCGCGGTACCGCACAACTTGCTCCGGCGGGTACGCAACGACACACAGCCACCCACCAGACGGGTACGGTTCCAAACGTATTACCAACCCCTCCGGCCACTCGTCCGCCTCCAAATTACCTTCCACCAAACTGAGAAACAAGTCGGGGCACACGATCCGCTTGTCCAACAAGTGTACGCCAGAGTCGCAAGCCTGCGCCTCAAACATCTCGTCACTCTGCGCACAATCGACACATCGAGGGAACGTCTCGCCACCCTCGTCATCGAACACACCGGACGACGGGGCCGTGTATCTAGTGTAATTCACCTCGCTTCACCCCGTTCAGTAGTCGGTGGCCGGTCTTGCCGTTGGGCTTATTCGGCTTCGCAATGGGCTTCATCGGACTCAGGGGAAGGCCCTCAGCCCCCGCATTTTCCCGACCGGCTCTCAGGGCGGCTCAAGTACCCGTACCGCCTTTCTGCGTAGGAGACGTGGGCGTTACCGCTCCACGCACCGACTGCACTCCCCTCAGATTCCCAGCTTTTGGCAATACTCCACGAGCACACTATCCGTCTTCACGTGCTCCGGTTCGATATTCTCAGTGAGGGCCAACCCCCCAGCCGTCTTCACCCGCGACAGCGCCACGTACGTCTGCCCGGGGGCGAAGCACTCGGACACGTTGCACTCCAGTAGGTCGAGGGTCATGCCCTGCGACTTGTGGATCGTCATGGCCCACGCGAGCTTCAGCGGGTACTGGGCCATGGTCGCCCGGACCTTCTGGTCGGCATCCTTCGCCTCCCATGTCTCCTTGACGACGTGCACCACCGTACCGTCGAGCTTCTGCACCGTGATTACCGGTGGACAGACCTCGGTTATAGTTCCACGCTCACCGTTGACGTACTTCAGGGCGTAGTTGTTCCGCAGGAACAAGACCGGTGCGCCCACCTTCAGTTCGAGTGAGAAATCAGCGATGCAGTCCTTGACGATCTTCTCACCCCACATATCGTCGTCAGCCTCCACGTCCGCCTCGAACTCGTACTTCTTCCCTGCGAGCTTGTGAAGGAACTGAAAGTTGACACTGTACGCCGTTGCGTTGTGAGCATACAGGCGCGTCGGGTCCTTGAGCTTCACCCCCACCCGTGCGTTGAAATACTTCTGTGTATCGAGTGGCAGGTACCCGCGCCGGACGCGCATCAGGTGCTCGATGAACTCGCGGTCGTCCTGCCGAAAGACGTGCGTCAGTGCGACGTTCTCCATCGCGAGTTTCTGCCACGCGGGTGACTGGAACGCGTAAGGATAGTCCGCCTCCTCCCCTCGCTTCGACACGGGCGGAAGCTGCAAGAAGTCGCCGGTGAAGATCATCTGCACGTGGCCGAACGGCTTCATCGAGGACTTCCGGTACCGCTTCAACCAGAAGTCCATCATGGAGATGTAGTCACCCGACAGCATCGACACCTCGTCGATGACCAGGACGTCAGCACCCTTGAGGCGCTCCTCCACCTTCCGGATGTTGCGGAAGACGTCCCCCCGCGCGATGGCCTTCGAGAGTTCGCCTGAGTTCTGGTGCAACCCGGTGCCCAACCACGAATGGATGGTGCTACCACCCACCCGGATCGCCGCGATGCCGGTCGAGGCACACACTGCCACCGACCGGCCCACGTTCCCCAGCCCCTTGATGATCGTTGAGAGCACCTCGGACTTGCCGGTGCCCCCGGGGCCGGTAATGAACATGCTCTTGCCGCTGAGCGCGACGTCGTACGCTCGCTGTTGCCCCTCGCTGAGGGTGATTGCCGGTACCATCACGCCCTCGCTGCCTTCCCCGCCTTGTCCTGCTCCTTCTGCGTCATGAACAGGAACCACGGCTTGACCCCCAGCGACTCCGCGATCCGTATGATCACGTCGGAGCGGAATCCCTGCTGACCGTTCTCCAACCGCGAGACCTGCGCCTGCGAGACCCCGACGAGGGCCGCGAAGGACGTAGTCGTGAGCCCCTTCTTCTCCCGGAGCGCCCGAACCGTCTGGCCGATCTCGACGCGCCCCACCACCGACGCCTGCTTCTTCTCCGCCTGCTTCTTCGCCATCACTCGTCCTCCTTCTTCGAGTCGCGGTACATAGCCATGCCCGCGAACAATACCGACAACCCCATCGGTAACGCCGCCCACCACGGTTGGCTCATACCAACGAGGGTAATCCCCGCCGCGAGGCAGATCGCCATGCCGACCACGGCGCTACCCCTGGACCACCCACACGAGCGACAGGTCGGGATCATTGCTGCCCTGTCATCCTCGGAGGGCATATCTCACCCTCGCCACGGTACCACCAGAGACGGTCGGAAAAGAAACTGTCGTGGACCACCTCAGACCCGTGCCACGAATCAGGGATCGTATCCTTACCCGTGAGCTTGTACGCCACCAGCATATTGAACCCCTTACGGGGCTCGATGCCGCAGCCGGGTATCACCTGCGGTGGCCCATCGTACTGCAGGATCAGCCGGTCACCGGGCAACTCATACCCGATGACCACGGCAGGTTGGTCGTAGTACCACACCCGCCTGCCCTTCTCCTTCTCCGGCTCCGCGAAATCGAATGGAATCTCACCCAGTTCCAGTATCTTCGCCTGCGCGAAGGCAACAGCGAGGAAAAGGTCGTTGAACGAACCCCCCCGCCACACCGGCTTACCGTTCAGGGTGATCTCTATGTTCGTCGTCCCGCTCACGTGGTTGTCGTACTTCCAGTTCTCCCAGTGAAGGTCCGTATCCTGCTCGACCTTCAGCCCCCACAAGGGACGGGTGGGGCACACCAGGGTACCGGTCAGCACCGTGTACCCCATCCACACCACTTCGTTGCTCTTCGCGATTTCCTCGGGAACCTTGAGCCAGTAGTGGCCCTTGGACTCCCCGTACCCATGCTCCACCGTCCGCCACCACACCTCGCACGGAATGCCCTTGTGCGAGGTCATGAACACCAGATGGTCCTTGCCCAACTCGCCCAACCCCATGTAAGCACCCCTTACATTGACACTGTGTAAATCACAGGTCCAACCGGATACGGTACCGCGTCTTCCCGATTTTCGCTTCGCTCGTGCCGATCCACCGCGCTGGAATCACGATGGTCTTCCCATGCGCCTGGGGCCAACGGGCCTCGTCGTCCGGGTACGACCGGTAATGCCGTCTCCGCTCGTGCGGAGCCTTCGGTCCTCCACTGCTCAACGGGGGCAACCCCATACGCTCCCGAATCTGCTTCGGCAACAGGAGTGTGTATCGAGGCCGCTCGTGCGAGCGCGCGATCTTGGGGGACTTCCGCGACTTATTCCGCCGCTCTGCAGCGTCCGGGATTTCTTCGAGGACGAACCGGTCAGGCAAGTTGAAGTAGAACAACTCCTGCAGTGACGCGTGGACGTTGCGCAGGATCGGCTCGGACAGGAGTGCGTAGTCTTCCTTCTTGGCGGTGCGGAGCGCATCCATCCCCAGCACACCACCATCCTTCGTCGCGACCGCGACCCAATCGACGCCACCCGTCACCTCGAACTTCACGTTGCTCGTGGTATCGCACGGCCCGAACCACCCCTCCGCGATAGCGACAGTGCCGGGCGGGTACTTCGCACACGCCTGCTCGATGTATCCCCGGTCAGTCTCCTTCGCGTCCGCCGCGTCCATCAGGCTCTTCGCGGAGAAGGGTTGCACCTCGATGAACCCCCGGCGACCCTGCAGACCCTGCTGATCGGGCTCCATGTCCCACATGATGGTACAGGACACGCTGTCTTCGATTGCGACGGTGCTGAAGGGCAGGAAGAAGGTATCGGAGAGCACCTGTCGTTCCTCGGGGCTGTATTCCTTCGGTAGTACCTCGTGGGCCTTTCCGGGAAAGACGAACAGCCGGGCATTGCGGAACCGCTCCGCCAACGGGGTGATGTACCGCTCCACAATCGCAGCAGCCGTATCGAAAATCATCTGTACCTCCTGAGTACCTCCTGCGCCGTGGGGATTCTATGGACGTACACCCGCCGTGTCAAGACTTTTCGCCGGGCAACGCGCAAGTATTTGCCTTTTCCGCGCACCGCTCAAACGGCTTCAAAAACCGGTCTGGGTATGAAAGGACCGACCGGAAGCCAACCCGCTTGCAAAATCGCAGGAACCCCATCTTGTTGACTGCCACCGGTGACTCTGAAATCCATGCCCGCAGTTCTTCAAGTGGGTGATCGAAGGACTCCTTCAAGTCGATGGCCTTGATCACCCGCTGCAGGTAGTCGAAGTTGCTGAACAGGGACTGCTCAAACTTCCGGGGCTTCGGCTTCCGTGTGACCGCCAGCAACCGCAGCCGCGAAAGCTGATCTGCAGGTGCGAGGCTCTCGAAATCGGCAAACCGCTCTGTTGCCTCGATAATCAGTTCAGACGCCCGCACCGGGCCGCACCCCGGACACCCCGCGATGGAGTCCGAATGGTCACCCACAAGCGCGCGATACACCACATAGGCCGCTACGCTCACCCCCGCAACCGCTCCGAAGTTACCCTGCTCAACGAACCGCTTCTGGTTCAGGTCCCACACGTCCGCCCCAAACCGCACTGCCTGCCACAGGTCCTTGTCCCCGGTCACCACAGTCACGTGTACGTCGTGCTGCAGGAACATGCGTGCCGCAGCCACCACGCAATCGTCCGCTTCAGTGGCCTCGTACCGGCGAGTCCGGAACCCCAGCAACGGAAGCATCTCTTCAACGAGCCCCATCTGCGCGAATGCCTTCTCCTTGTCCTCGTCAGACAACAGCTTCTTACGATCAGCACGAGCCGACTTGTAGTCGGGGAGAAGCTCAAGCCTCTTCGCAGATATACCACCATCGAAGAACGCTACCAACGGGCCGATAGTCCATGCCTCGGGGAGTTCGAGGATGGAACGCAGGGTGTTGAGGGTCCCGTATACTCCACCAGTAAACGTGGTTCCCGACTTCAGGTCGTCGAGGGCCGACGCCATGATACACCGTTTGACCAGCGAGTTCGCGTCGAGGACCAATGCTGTAGTCATCGTAACCACCAAAAAAGAAGGGGGCGGTCACCCGCCCCCCTCCCGGACCCGTGAAGCTAGCCCTTCGCCTTCTTGCCCACCTTGACCTTCGGGACCTCCGCCGTCTCCGAACCGGACTCGGCCTTCGCCTTCTTGGCCTGCGCCTTGTCGGCCTTATCCTTCTCGGCGAGGTACTTTGCGTTCTCGCCCGCGACGAACTCGTCGAACAACTTCAGCGCGGCCTTCGCCGCCTTCGGATCGTCCTCCGACTCCGGGTTGGTGCTGGGCGCGTAGGGAGTCTCCAACTCGCCCCGGTCCCACAGCGCCCACGCGATACCGCCGCGCAGGTTGTGGTACCGCTCGTACTGCTTGTCGTCCTCGGTGGAGGTAGCCAGGATGTTGCAGCCCACCCGGAGGACGTACTGCTTGGCCTTGCCCGACTTCCAGACCACGAGCGCCGCGTCCCGGGCCTTGCCGGTCAGGTGCTTCGCTGTGACCTCCTTCGGATGGGTCGCGCCCTCCGACTTCGCCACGCCCTTGATCAGCTTCTTGATCTCGGCGGCGGAGATACCGGGGTGGAGTTGGTCCTTGAGGATCGCCTTGCGCGCGCCGTCGTCCGCGTGCACGAGTTCGAGCCCCGCGATCATCGCGAGTTCTCCACTCTCGACCTTCGCCTGGACGTCCTTGGGGGCATCCATCAGGTCGAGACAGCGCCTGACTTTCTGCGAGTGGACCGACGTCTCCTGCGCGATCCGGGACACCGCCCACCCAGCGTCCCGCAACTGCATCGCGACCCGCCCGATCTCGATGGGGTTGAGGTTGATCCGGCCCTCTTCCGCGTTCTCGGCGACGGCGACCGCCCTCGCCTTGTAGTCGTCCCCTTCGAGGTCCACACGGATCGTGACCGGGACCGTCTCCCACCCCAGCAGATCGAGCGCCTTCAACCTCCGCTCGCCTGCGACGACGAGGAACTTCCCCTCCACGCCCTCCTTGGGTCTCACGGTGATGGGATTGATCAACCCGTCCCGCTTGATCCCGTCCGCGAGGACTTCGACGTCCCCGACGAAGGACCTGGGGTTGAAGCCCTTGGTCACCTCGATGGCCCCCCGCGCCAACTCGGACATGACCATGGCCTTCCCCTTCGTGGCCTTCGCGACGTCGCCCACGGTCAGCGGGACACCATGGAGGTATTGCACACCCGCTTCCTGCGCGGCCCCCTCCGACTTCACCTTCACGCTCTTGGGCATTGCGCCCTCCTTTTCAGTGGCGGCAACGCCGCCAACACACAAAACATAGTGTAAACAATCCGCTGTGTCAAGAAAAAATCCCGCGTGGCAGGAATTATTCCGCGTCCTCGTCCACCGCAGTAATCGACTGCGCCTGCGCGCAAACGTCCTGCATCGCCTGCAGGGCGTGCGCGCGGAACCCCGGCACGCACATGGCCTTCAACCAACCGTCCCGATCCGCGAAGCCAACCTTCGACCAATCCGCCTTGTACCCACCGGAATTGCCATCCTTCTTGATCTTCTTCGCATCCATGAGGTAGTCGAACATGCTCAACTCCGGGCTCGGGCCGTGCTCGAAGTCAATCACGAATGACGCCTCCCTGTGCGGAGGGTACAGCCGGTTCTTGTCGGTCCGCAAATGAGACTCGTACCCCGTCGTCACGTCCCCCGACTTGATCGCCTTCCGGTATGCGACGTTGATCCGGATTGATGCGGCATACCGCACAGCGTAACCCCCCACGGTCTCCGTCTTCTTCCCGAATCCAATCGCGCCGACCTTCGTGCGGATTTGGTTGACCCAAACCATGCACGCCCGAATCTTCGCGATGGCCTTGTAGAGCTTCCGGCATCCCTTGCTCATACTGCGCGCGATCAGCGCAACATGGCTGTCACTGATGGACTTTTCGATCCGCTCCGCGCGGGGCACGCTCGCAGCCACCGAATCCCAAACGAACAACCACGGGGCCGGGGGTGGAGACTCCGGGTCTTCGAGGTCAGCCATGTACTTCCAGACGAGGTCCCAACCCTCCTCGATATCATCCGGGTTGGCATAGATCAACCGATCCTCGTCGATGCCCAACTGGATCAGCTTGTCGACATCCAGTGAGTTTTCGTAGTCGAGTATCACCGCTGTACCGCCGATGCTCTGGCACCCCCTGATCATCAGATGCGTCAGTGCGCTCTTCCCCACCCCCTCCGGACCGAACACTTCGACCGCACGCCGGACCGGCAGACCCCCGCCCAAGATCGCATCGACCTGCGGGAGCATCGTCGGTATCCACTCAGTCACGTCGGACAACACTACGTCACGGTCCGCCAGCAGACCGACGTTCTTCGGGTTGTACTTCTTCTTCACCCACAGCGCCCGCGTGGACTTCACGAGCTTCCGCGCCAACGCGGCGCTCGCCGCGATCACCTCAGCAGACGGGCTTAGTATACTTGTCTCCGACTTTGACGAGTCCGGAGAGATTGGACTTGGGGGGCTTTCCGACTTTGATTTTGGGCTGGGACTGGGGCTTTGACTTGACGGACCCTTCACCTTGATCGTCGCCTTCGCTGGAACCTTCACCCGCACCGGTGACTTTGAAGCTGACGTTGCCTTCGCCATTCGCTAACTCCTTCTCGCACAGCTTCTGCAGGGCCTCAACGTCCGCATCGGCCCCCAATGCGGAATAGACCGTATTCACGAAGTCGATCTCGCCCCGGAGCACCCGGAACAACTGCTTCCGGAGTTCGCCCGCCAGGGCTGTCATGTCACCCGCCACGTCGTCACTCAACGTCCGACTGACAGACGCGTACGGCTTGAAGAACATGAATCCTTCCCCGACTTTGATCGTGGGGTTCGACCCGATCTCAACTCGGTCGCCTTCCTTCAACATCGCCCATCCCTCCCATCAAGAGGGAGTAGTGCGGAGGGCCGTCGTGGCGGTACGCGCGTGGGACCACGAACGGAGCTATCCACCTGACCTGCGTACTCTTCACACCCCCGCAGCACCCGTCACTTCTTGCTCATCTTGGCCTTCAGCGTGCTCGACGCCGTCGGCTTCGCCTTGCCCACGATGGGCTTCGGAGCGGGCTTCGGAGCGGGCTTCGGAGCGGGCTTCGGCTTCGTGACGATCTTCGGCTTCACCGGCTTCTTCTCCTCGGGGGGCACTACCGTCAGACCCTCGACCCCGACCGTGAAGACGGTACCGTCCGCCACCCCCGCCACCCCCGCAACCACCACGTCGGCGACGTTGTCCCCTTCCTCGTCCACGCTGGTCGACTGCACTTCCCCGACCACCTCGGCATCCTCGTACTCGAACTTGACGAGCATGCCCTTCTTCAGTTCGCCCTCCGCCGACTCCTCGCTGGCAGTCGCCGCGACGGGGGCGTCGTCATCGCTGGCGGTCTCCTCGCTGGCGGTCTCGTCATCATCGCTGGCAGTCGCCGCGACGGGGGCGTCGTCATCGCTGGAGGTCTCCGCAGCGGCAGTCGCGTCATCATCGCTGGCAGTCGCCGCGACGGGGGCGTCGTCATCGTCACCCGCATCGCCGTCCTCCGGCTTCTTCAACTTGGGAATCTGGCTGAAGACGGCCATGTACTTCTCCGGGATGTCCTCGCCGGTGAGGTGCATGTACATCTGCTGCATGAGTTCCTTGTTGACGGCGTAGAAATACCGCGCGACGTCGAAGGTCTTCGCGGCCTCTACGATGGCATCCAGCATCTTCTTGTCGTCGTGCAACGGCGTGCGGTCGAGGAACTTCACGCTCCACTCCGTGCTGAGTTCCTTGCCCTCCTTCTTGACCCTGATGTCGCGCCCCTCGACAGGATCGGTGATGTCCTCGCCGTCGTCATCGTCCAGCATCGCGTCGACGATGGGCTGATACACGTACTTCGGCTTGGCGCGGAAAATGCGGATGTTGGGGTTCTCGGGCGTGCCTGGGTTCGCCCGGTCGATCACCGGCACCCAGTATTCGCGCTGGACGCGAACGACCTTGTTGATCGCTTCGATCTCTTCCTTGGACTTCTCCCGGCGGGCCTCGTCGAGGATGTCAATGATCGGGTCCGGAAGTCCCCACGTCTTCGGACTCGTCGTCGACTTCTTGGCCGAAACGTAGTAAACACTCACGTACTCCTTGCCCGGAAGCTCGTCGAAGCACGGCAGCAGACGGAAACGCGCCTTGACCAGGGTCTTGTTGTCAATCAAGACCCCACCCCTCATCGACGCGACCTGCCCCTTGAGCTTCTCCATCAACTCACTGGAAATCTTCGGCATAGCACGACTCCTTTCTCCCGCCGGTCCTGACCTCTGGCTCTGCTGAGGGACCTATCCCTCATTCATGCATATCCACGAATCGGTCGACCAAACGGGTAACTACAAAGCACCTGTGGTGCATGGCTTCCTTCATCACCTTGAGAATCTCGTGCACTCTCTTGGAATTGTTCCAACCCGCGAGCGAGGACTGTACGTGCTGGTCCAGGTCGGTGTGGGCTCTAAACTCAGCTTCGGTCGGCATGAAATCGCTGTCGCTACGCAGTGAGGATCGGTACCCAAGGTGGTACTCCGACCACACCCGCTTGTGCTTCAACTCTGCCGCATTTGCTTTGGCAGAAGCTCGTGCACACTGATATGCCCAAAACGCATACCGCTCGTGCGCGTGGAGAGCAGCCTTGACCATCCCATCGGGATCGTCCGGGATGCTCAACTCCGCCGCGACGTTCATCGCGACAACCGACTTATTCTCAAGGATGACTGTGATCGTCTCTGGAAGGAGATTCTCACTGCGAGGCAGGTCATCACCCTCGGGCTCACACTCTGCTGGAACCATCCGGTCCCTTACTCCTTAGTAGTCGCCCAATGCGGTAAAATCTGCCACACCACTACGAGCATGTCAAGACCTTTTCCGCACTTTTGTCTTCTCCGCATGGCACCATACGCACAAGGTCTGGTACCCCTCAATCCCACACGTGCCCCCACCTTCCCTCACAGGCACGATATGGTCCGCGTCCCACAGTGACTTGAAAGCTCGGTCCTTCGATATTCCCAATGCTTCAGTGAGAGAATAGAAGGCTTTCCACCCCTCCTGATTCCGGGTGCGGGTGAGTTGCCTGCGGATAGCATTCGTGTCCCGACCACACTGGGCGCAGACACCCTTGTCTCGGCAGCGAACCATCGAACGTACGCCGAACCCACAACGGATACGGACCTCGTCCCGGCACTGCGTACTACAGAAGCTCGTGCGGCGCGCCGCAACAAGACGGCAACCGCACCACCGACACAGCCAATAACCCTCGGCATCCTTGCGCTTCGGGTAGTCGCGATTCATGTCCGCAAACCGCTCTCGTCGCTTCACGCGAACACGGACCTTGCTCACGTGGATGCCTTCCACGCCATAGCCTCCCACAGTTCGTCGACGTTCGACGGTGTGCGTGAAAGTGACACACTGCCCTTCGCGTCAGTGACAAACAGGTCTGTCTCCACTGACTCATTCTCGACGACCACGAACGGATCGAACTCAACAAGATGTCCCCACGTGTATCCCATCTCCATCTCCGCCACAATTGGGACCTTCAGCCACTTCCAGTCGATCCCGGGCAGCACGCCCTCCGACAGCGAGGGCAGGTTCTCCATGATCTGCTTCGCGATGGTCGCCACTTCAAGCACCTCGTCAACGAGGCAGTCGAACACGAGGGAGTCGTGCACGGTCAGAATGATCAGGGACTTCAACCCCCGCGCCTTCATCTCCATCATGATCAGGACGAGTGACATGAGGGTCATCTCGGACGCGCCGTTCTGGATCGGGAAATTGATGATCTGGCGTAGTGCCCTCGAACGAATCTCCTTGTCCTCGCTGAAGACCTCTGGCACGCGCCTGCGTCGACCAGTGAACGAATCGAGGTACCCCTGCTTGAGGACCCGCTGTTGTGTTCGCTCGATACCCGCCTTGAGCCCCGGACGCACCCGGAAGTATTGCTGGATGAACTCCTGTGCCTCCTCCGTCGTGATGAACACCCCGTCCTTCCGGAGCGTCGACACGAGGGCATTCGGACCCCCACCGTACAGGACACCGAAATTGATTCGCTTGGCCCGCGTTCGCATGGGCTTGCGTTCCTTCTCCGGGAGCGCAAGGAACTTCTCAAGCGTCATGTGGTGCATATCAGCAGCGGTCAACGTGTGAAGGTCGATCCCCTTCTTGTACGCCGCGATCATCGACGCGTCCCCGAACCACGCCGCCGCGATGCGAAGCTCGATCTGTGAGTAGTCCGCCTGCAGAATCACCCCGTCGTCCCCGAAACGGGAGATGTACACACACTTAGCCTCGGGAGGTATATTCTGCAGGTTGGGTTCTCGACTCGATAGCCTGCCAGTCACAGTCCCGTGTGGCAGGTATGATCCGTGCACGCACAGGTTCTGGTCGAGCCGACCCAAGACCGGCTGAATGAACGTGGAGTGGACCACTTCAAGTTCACGATAGCGGATGATCAGGGGCGCAAGGTCATTACCTGCCCGTTCGTAGTCGTGGAGCACGTCGGCCTTCGTCGTGAAGAGGTCCCACTCCTTGTGCTCGATGGCCTGCTCGCACAACGCGGTGAACTCGACGAGAGGCTTGTTCTGAGCCTTGAGCTTCGCGTTGATCCGGGTGAATCGCGAGACCATTCGCTCGAACCCGGCATCTGTCAATTCGAGCGGCTTGAGCCCGTACCCATCGAAGAGCACCTCGCGAAGCTGCGTGGGAGACCCCGGGTTGAACTTGTGCTCCCCCGACTTCTTCTTCTGTTCCCGCGCGATCTCGAACTGACGAACCCTCGGCAGCTTCCGTACCGCCGCCATCTGGTCCGCCATCTTCTGCGTGTACTCCTTGTCGAGGGCCTGAACCTTGTCAACGTCTACTCTCGCCCCAGCGTATTCGAGGTCCGCAAGCGTCTCCGACAACCGGGGCAGGAAGGTGTTCGCAAGAGCCTGTATCCGCTTATTTTCCGCATACCCCGGTTCCGCGAGCATCCCGCTGTCACACCGCAGCGTCACGTCGGTGTCCATCGCGGCGTACGGGAACAACAATTCCGCCGGGATGTTCGCGTAACTACCACCCTTGTCGGGATTCGCTTCCGGGTGGGTCTTGATGTACTGCTCCAGCGGACGCTCGTACCCGCCCATGCCGGTATAGGCGAAGGCAATGGTCCCCAAACCGTGCGTGCCACGTCGTTCGTCGATGCAGAGATGCGTGAGCATCGTGTCGCGCCGGAGCCCCTGAATGACACACCCACCAAGAGCCTTCCGTATGTGTTGCCGGTCAAACTTCTCGTTCTGTGCGATCTTCGGGACGTCCGACTCAAAGACCTTCCGGAGAATGTCGACGACCTGCTGCCGCTGTCCTTCCTCCGGTCCGCCCACCCGCCACGGCGACTCCAGGTGATCGAACGGCACCGTGTACCCACTACCCTCCTCGCAACTGAAGCTGAAGCACAGGAGGGGCGGGAACTTGTTCTGAAACGGGCTGAGCGAACCGGTCTCAGTGTCGAACGACAGTTGGCTAGCCGCGAGGAGCTTCTCCCCCAGCTTCTCCACCGCCGGGAGCGTCTGCAGTACGTGGTACTCCCCCACCCCGGGCAGTGGTTTGTAATTACCCGATAGGTATTCCTCGACACGAGCTATCGTTTCGAGGAACTCGTCTGTCTTGTAGTCCATCCGAAGCACGTACACCGGATGCAGACAGGCGAGGATGTCCTTGCCGTACCACGCCGGATGGGTGCTCTTCAAGAAGCGCCGGGAGAAGAAGGTAATACCAGTTTGGTTCGTCAGGAACTCCAGGCTACAGTTACCCAGCACCACGATCAGTTCCGGTTGCCTCGCCTCGATCTCTCGCACGAGTTGATAGGAACAGCAGCGGATGTCCGTGGCGCGAGGGTCGCGGTTGCGCGGAGGACGACACCGGATCAAGCTAGTGAACGCGTACTCCTCCGGCTTGAGCCCGGTCACCTCCGGTATGACGCCCCGCAAGAGCGTACCTGACTTCCCCAGGAACAGCTTGCCCTTCTTGTCCTCCTCCGCCCCGGGAGCCTCGCCCACAAACAGCACACGGACGTGTCCCCACGGCTCCTCAGAGATGTTGCGGGTGTGAATGACGTGCTCGTCCTTCTCCTTCGCCAGTATCTTCTCCCAGTTACGCTGGTACTGCTCCTTGTAGATGCCGAAGTCGTGGGAGAAGGGCATAAGCGGGCAGAACATACACCCGGATTTTGAGTTACCCGGGTCAGGCGAAACTACATTCCCACCATACGCGGCCTCGTAGTTCGTGGCGATAGCAGTGGACCGCTTGGGATTCGGGCCGACCTTGACCTTCGGCTTCGCAGGGGCACACTTGATCTTGATCTTGATGCCCTTCATTCCGCCTTCTTCCGCTTCCGAGGCTTCACCGGCTTCTTCAACTTCTTCGGCTTCACCGGGTCCTCGACGAGGTACCGGGTCTGAGTCGGCGGCTTGCGCGGCGGGACGGGTCGGTGCTCCAGCAGCAGAAACACCGACCCAGTCAGTGCCTGACGCTCGAAGCATTCGATTCGACGCGAGCACAACCGGCACTCCCGTGTGAGTGCCGGGTGCCCGAACCGTTGGCATTCCATTGTGTAAACGACCACGTCACGACTTCTTGGTGGACTCCAACTCCACCAGACGCGCCTGCAGAGCGGAGATGGTCACGAACTGCTCGCGGTCCTTCTTCTCCAGTTCCACCACCCGCGCCTCGGCGGTCCGCGCCCGTGCAACCTGCCCGTCGAACAGCGTCGACCGCCCCTCCAACGTCGCTCGCAGAGACTGCACCTGCGCCTTGAGGCTGTCGTTGGACTCCTTCAGCTTGAACGTCGCAGTGCGCACAGAGGACTCCACCGCCTCGGTAAACAACTGCTCAGCCTTCTTGAGGTAGTCTCCCTTGACCGCAGCCGGACTTGCATCTGCCATCTGTTCCCCCTTGTCTATACCTTGCCTGCCATCTTGTACCCATACTTCTGCAGATTCGACCGAAGCGTCTTGAATGCAAGGGCTTCGATTTCCACCATTCGCTGCACGCTCTTGTGCTCCTTCGCGAGTTCTGTGACACCGTTGATCATGTTCCACAACGTGACCTCGTCCGGCGCGCGCCCCTCCTTCTGGGCCTCGACCATCGCGATCTGCGTGGACTGCTTGTCCAGCTTGGGACTCCCGCCGTTGGCGGGGTCGGCGATGAAATGCTTCACTGACCGAACCTCGTTGGCAGACAACACCCGACTCGCGGACTGCACGAGCATCGGCGCGATAGCCTCCGCACGTTGGGCGGACTTCACGATGGCTTTCTGGACCTCATGCTGTACATCGCCCACGTGCCGGACAGTCTCCATGTACCGTCCCTCACGGGCTGTCATACCGTTGGTGCATACTAAGCGAAGGTTGTAGTCACACACCTTGGCGGAACAGTCACCGTGGATCGAGTTCTCCAACGACATGCCGAACTGCACAACGTCGCCCTTCACCGGCTCCACCCGGAGCTTCTCGCTGACGCACGTCACACGAAGATTGGGGCCGGACAACCAACTTCCGCTCACGCCCAACCCGGGCATCGCGGACTGCGCCCACTCGACAATGTTGAGGTTCGAGAGCGGCTTGTACGTGTCCTTGCCGACGATGCCCTCGATCCTTCCCGACGTGGAGTCGATGACGAGGAGCTTCGCGGGACCGGCGTAAAACGCCTTCTCGATCATCGTGTACATGATCTCCCCGGCGAGTTCCTCGTTGATCTTCGCGAGCCTCTTCAAGAAACTGACTGGGGTCTTCGTCCAGTGGCACAGGTCCCCAAAAGCGGCGTTCGTCAGATACCACTGCGTACCCTCGACGCTACCATCCATGCCGATCCGGGAGTTGAGGTTGTCACCGTCGATGAGTGCCGTGTCCTCCGACTGCTCCACCAACGCCTGCAGCAGATTATCTACATTCGAGCCGAAGCCCACGGAGGGTGGTGTCTGGAGTGTATACCCAGCGAACTCATGCTCCAAGTTCGCCTTCATCTGTTCCTGCGCGGCAGCAATCTGATCCTTCATCGACATGGCAGGCTCCTTTTAGTCGGGGTACAGCCGTTACCGGCTCCCCCGTCGATTACGCCTGCGAGTATATTGGACGGTGAGCCCGCTAGCAACAACTTTCCGCGCGTTTTTTAGCGCATCACCCGACAAACGTAGTCGTATGCGGTCTGTCACACCCGGGGTAACACGCTGTGCCATCAGTTGAGGCAGGATGCTGCTGTTATCGTCCGGGTCACCCCGGTCGAACTGAACAACTGTCACCTTCGGCAAGCACGCTCGCAACCGGTCGTATGCTTCGTTCGTCTCACGCCCCGCGTCGGCATCAAGGGACAACACGAACTCCTTCGTCCCATACTCAGCAAGTACCATCAGCAGGCCCACCTGCTCGTCGCTGATGAACTTCCCCATTGTCGCCACCGCCGATTCATGCACCATCATCGAGATGGGACCCTCGGCTATCGCCACCACCGGTGCACCGACCACTCCGTCGAAGTTCAGGAGGCAAGTCCGCCGCGTATGGTACCCCTCTGCATTCCTCGGGTTCTTCGACTTCATACTGGAATCCCCGCAGAAGCGGGAGGCGAAGTACACCTGCTGCCCACCCATACACACAGGGAATATCAGGTACCCAGCATACTCGCCGGTCGGGCAGTAACCCACGTTGTAGTGCTTGATCTGCCATTCCGTGATCCCACGCACCTCCTGCAGATACCTGAACGCGTTGCGCATGAGTTGGGGCGGATCATCGAGGTGCTCCCTCAACCACATGGTTTCTCCCGGAACCCGAACGGGCTTAGGAGAAACCGACACCTCGTCAGGGGGATACAGCACGCGGAGCACAGCCTTCGTCACGGACTCTGTGAGCGGCTCTCGCTCGCCCTTCAGGAGGGCCAATTCCTCCATCAAGAGCCGCCCGCCGTTCAGGCTCAGGAATAACTGCCGCAGGGACGAGGTCCCGTACCCACAGCGATAGCATACGCCCTTGCCCTTCTCGACATTGAACCAGAGCTTCCGATCTTTCGATTCGTCGCCCAACCGGTCGATGCAAAAGGCACAATGAAACTGGTACTCCGGACCAGACCCCGTGTGCGATCCCATACGCTTGTCAAGGTAGTCGAGGAGGTTGTTGTACTTCATCACACCCCCAACTTCTTTGACGGCTTCACGCTCTTCACGATAGCCTTCGCCTTCGACGCGGCCTCCTTGATCTTGACTGTCGTCTTCACCTCCGCCGCCTTCTTCACGGCCTCCTCGACTTCCTCGTCGTCATCGAACGGAGTGTGAATGGGGTTGTACGACGAGTCGAGTAACATCTTCGACCGGATCAGGCAGCGGTCACGCGCGATACTGCACAGGACCATCCGCCCGTCCTCCATGTTCCGCAGTCCGATACCAACAAGGCGGCACTCCTGCTTCAGCCTTTCATCATCGGTCTGGCAGAATGCCAAGGCAGCGTCGACGATAGCCGCCTTCTCGAACGCCTCAGCGAAGTCTCCAAGGTTCAGAGTCACCTTGTCCAGCGCGCTCCGGGGGGCCTGCGAAGCTGTCCACACCGCCGCGTTGAACTCACCCGCGATCTGCCGGAGGTCCTCATAGATTCCAGCCTGCTCATGACGCATCTCGCCCATCCGCCGCTCGGCTCGCATGATGTCCGCGTAGTCGACGATCACCGTGTCGGGGGTGAAGCCGCGACTCGCCAATAGAGACAAGTGGGTCCGCACCATCGAGGAACTCGCTGACCGGGTCGGGTACCCCTTGACGAAGAGCCGCCCCCGGACGTACTGCTTGATCCGCCGGTCGAGCGTGCCGATATACTTATGGGGGTTCGACTTCTTGTACTTGACCGCCGCCCCCGCCAAGCGGTCGTCGTACCGTCCAACGACCTTCGCGTCTGACATTTCCAGCGTATAGTGCACGACGTTGAGCCCCAACACGGACACGAGCCCACCGAACCCGAAGTTGACCAAGGTGGTGGTCTTCCCTCGCTTCGGTGGCGCGAGCACCACACCCAACTCGCCCCGGCCCAACCCACCCCCCAGCATGTAGTCGAGGTGCGGTATCCCAGTCGGCATGTACCGATCATCATCGCTGGTGTCCTGCAGGAGGTACCCCGACAACCGGTCCGTCGCGGTCGCCTTGAAGTCGATCCCGACATTCAGGATGTCCTCGCCCACGAGAGTCGCCTCGTGGATCAACGGGAGGATGTCCCGGTTCCCCTTCTCGATCTCCTCCGCGCCCTCCATCACCGCGTTGATCATCGCTTGCAGCTTGCCGAACTCGACGACCTTCCCCATCACAGCTTGCGCGTCGGAGATATCCCGCTTGAACATCTTCTCCAACCGCTTCTCCGCCGCCCCGAAAACCTTCTCGTCCGTCTGCGCCTTGACCTCCTCAAAGAGCGTCACGCGAGTGGGTAGCTTCTGATTCTTGTCAACGTGGCCCAACAGTCCCTGTGCAATCGAGCGGAGGACCGCCGACCCGAAGTACGAGGAGTCCAGGGCCGTACGGTACCGAATGATGAACCCCGGTACCCGCGCGGCAACAGCGAGCATGTGCTCCTGGAACTCCTCGCCGAACTGCTCACCGTATGTACCTATGTTGTTACTACTGTCCATAGAGAATCCCCGGTACGTCGCTCAGGTCCTCGGACAACCTCGGCTCCCGTCGCGGGACCGCCCGCAAGACCAACTGGGCAAACGAGGACCACAAGAAAGAACCCTTGAACCCGACCCTGTCTGCCAGCCCGTGCTTGAACGATTCCGCCACCTCGCACGCCGCCCGCAGCCGGATCAGTTCACGCACGCGGGCAATCCACTCAAGCCCGTACAGGCCCACCAGCTTACTCCGCAACGTCTCAGCGTGTGCCATGTCCGCCGGGATCGCCTCACCCATGATTGCCCACCACGAACTCGATGGTGACTCCTGCTGTACGACCACGGAGAAATCAACAGGCATGTGGGAGTACACCCCGTTCGTGTAGTCCGTGCCCAACGACAGTTCATCCTCATACGCGAACGACCGGAGCCGCCCTTCGTACGTCTCGGTGCTGAACGCGGGGCGGTACACGTTCCGGAACTCGCGATACCGAAAGCGCAGATAGATGTTGTACCGCCGCTTCGCGCCCGACCCCGTCATCATCGTGGGCAGGAACCCCAACCGACGCGGATTCTGCACCGGATCATTCAGCCAGAAAGACATACTGTACATCTGCGCGCGGATGTACAACTCGGGCTCGATCCCGCACTTGGCGCACAGCCGCTCGACCCAGTCGAACGCAGCACGATTGCGCTTGCGCATCCGGTAGTAGGACTCGCGCCCGAACATCTGCCGATGCACGCGCCTATACGTCTGCTGAATATCTTCAGTCGGAGAGGGCTCGAAGGTCCGTTCAAGGGCCGCAAGGCGCTCAGCCAACGACAGCCGGGTCTCCCACCGGGCCGTCGCCAACTTGCACGCGACTAATGAATCACAGGTTGTGCACTTTCGCCGACCCTGCCGATAATCTGGTGTCCCGCATGGCAGCGGTTTTCCAACGCTCGGTATCATCAACCCACCCGTTCCCGCCACGATAGCCTCGTCATTTTCCGGCGGAGGTCAAGTCCCAGTTGAGGAACGGGAGCAATTCCTCAGCAGAATTATAGTCAGGCCAGTTCTCGCATACTTGTACATCATACCCCTCGCCCTCGTACGCCTGTACCCGGTTGAGGGCATGCTTCGACAGCGTCGGGTGACAGGTAGGACAGATATCGACCACCCACACCTCGTTTGCCCCGACCTTCCGGCGCATCCCCCGCCCGATACGCTGCAGGGCATTCACCGAAACCTTCACACCCTCCGCGAGTACGAGAGCATCCACCCCGGGCACGTCTTCGCCCTCGTCGAAGATGGTAGTCGCGAGGATCACCTTGGTCTTTCCCCCATCCAAGAGCTTCTTCGCGTCCTCACGCTCGTACATCCCGGTCGCGCCCCACAAGGCCATGTGGTCTAACCCGGCATCGTCGAGCATCTGATGCAGCGTCTGCCAGTGCGGACGCCGCCTGCAGAGGATCAGCACACGCCGGTCGTGGTCCACGAACCATTCGACCGCCCGGATCACTGCCCGATTGTGGTGCACGTTGCCGATAATCCCACGTTGGTACGCCTGCGGATACGGGAGGTACCTCCGGGTCTGCACCGGCTTCCCGTTGACCCACTTGAGGTAGGTCGAAGACGGAAGGTCGGGGCCAGATACCTTCGGAGAATACACCACGCATATCTTCGGCTTGGCGCTAATCCCCAGTTCGATCAGTTCCGTGGCAACCACCGTGCATATGATCTCACCCGTTGCACCGATCAGCTTCAGGTCCGACAGTTCGTCGTTCTTGAGCGGAGTCCCCGACAAGCCGAACTTCCGGAGTGCCCCGCTGTCCATCGCAATCCGGTACCACGATTCCGCCGACGTGTGGTGTGCTTCGTCGAGGAACAGGACCTCGGTCTCCCGCACGAGCTTCCGCAACTTCGGATCAGGGGGGAGGACACCATTCTTCCGCATCTGCGGAAGGTAGTGGATCACCGTCTGCGCAGTACCAACGGTTACGTCGCCCACCTCCCGCAATCCGTCACCGCACTGGCCCACCGTGATACTATTGCCGTAATAGCCCCGGAGCCGCTTCACGGTCTGTGACGCGAGCCCCTTCTTCGGAACCACGATCAACGACCGCCAACCCCGCTCCTCCCACAGGTACTGGGCAACGGCCCCGATGATTTCCGTTTTCCCGGAACTGGTAGGAGACTTCACTATTCCCCGCGAGTTCTCCAACATCGCCATGATCGCCTTGAGTTGGTGATCCCACAGTGGCTGATTGCGCTTCGGGCCGCACATGAGGTACTTCGGCCCCATACGACTCGTGTCGACAGGCTTGACCTCTTCAGGAGACACGATAGCAACCGTATGACCGTCCTCGGCCAGCCGGTCCGACACCCGCTCTACGAGCCCCGCCGGGAAGCGGTTGCCATCGTACAGCTTGACCATCCCATCCCACCGCTCTTCGCGGAACGCGAGGCTATGGAACCGCTGTGGGTCCGGAATCGTGAGCATCGTCTGCAGGACCTCAACCGGCCCGTACAGTTCCGCCCACGAACCCCGCACGGTGATCGTCGCCTTCATGTTGGCTCCAAAGAGGAAGGGGTGCCCGGTTGTTGGGTGCGGAGCGGAGAACGGCACCGGGCACCCCGCTGTCTACGCGGTACTGCACCCCCTCCCGTGGTCACGTCCCCGTGCTACCGAAGCCGCCCGATCCCCTCTGGGTGTCGAACCTCTTGTTGAAGTTCTCTTCGGAGTATGAATGGAAGACTCCCTGCTGCACGCGGCTGAAGACGAGTTGCGCGATCCGATCCCCTCGGGCCACCTTGAACACCTCCGTATCGGTGTTCATCAGGATCACCTTGATCTCCCCCCGGTAGTCGGAGTCAATGGTCCCCGGGGAGTTCAGGACGAAGACCCCGTGCTTGGCCGCGAGGCCCGACCTCGACCGCACCTGTGCCTCCCAACCAGGAGTCAATGCGATCCGGATGCCCGTCGGGACCAACACGAACCGACCCGGGAAGACACCGATGTCCACCGCCGAATGCAAGTCGGCACCGGATGATCCCGGGGTCGCGTACGACGGCTCCCCTGCCGCGTGCGGCATCCGCGTGAACGCCACTGGCATCCCCGTTGTCACTTCACTCACCAGTCCATCCCCTCTCGTATGCTCACGAGCCCCCACAGGGCCGCGACGAGCACGTCCCGCAACTCTTCCCCGACCCTATTCAGGTCACCTTTCCGAACCTCGTCCTCCAACTCCCCCATCTCCTCGGCGAGGACGCCCAACACCTCGTGCCGACTCACGAAGATGGCATTGCCCTTCTTCACGACCTCCCGCGCGAGTTCGTTCCGCGCGAACTCCAACACCGCTTCGACTGTGCCCGGGTCAGCGAATGTTCGCATGTGTGGCATCTGGCACCCCTGTGTAGTCTCGTACAATCACCGCACCAAACGACGTGACACGCCAGCACAACGCCTTGAGGCGAGACCCGATCAACGAGATACGCTGGTGACAATTGTCTGTTTCCAGCAGTTCGCCCTCCGCGTTCGTATACCAGTACCCGTGCATGGGGGTGAAGAACATCGCGCTCTTCGGCGCGAAGGTCACATCGCGGATACCCCTGCCCCGCAGGTCCATCAACTGCGCCGACAACACCTTCTCACGCTCAAGGTCCACAGCCGGGTCCCCTTTCTGCCACAAAGGCATCGGCCTGCTCAACCATCTCAAACTCCTCGACCCACATGTGCTCGCCATCATCGGTGTATTGGCACGGGTCCTCCCCGTTACACGACAGGCAGTCACCACAGCAGTCGCAGTAGTCCTCGCACAACGGGGTAAGGTCACATTTCTTGTACAACTCACCCCCGACGTGGATCGCACACAGCATGTCACGCATCCTCCATCGCGCGGCACACCGACCGCACCGTGCCCTTCGAGTGTATCTCCGCCGGGCTGAAGTAGTCCGACTTCCGCTCACCGAACGAGTTGATGGTCGCGCACTCGTACGTGATCCCCCCACTGCGGATCAGGATTCCGATGACGACCGCGTCCTCGTCGTACAGAGGACCGACCTTCACGTGGTCGCCGATCTTGTACCGGCAGAGGTACTCAACGGGCTTCTGTGCCATCTCAGTATCCTTTCCCGTAGTGGGACATGTATATTCCGTGGGATTCTCGGTGTTCGACTTTGGCGTCCCCCCCTGCGGGACGAAGTCCGCCGGGTTCCACGGGTACATCTCGATCTTCACCATCAGCAACTCCCCGCTGGAATAATCGAGTGGGGGAATCGTTACCCGCTTCACCCGCAGCGGGTCGATCCCCGGACCTTCGATGGTGAACATGTTCCGGCGCAGGGTCTTCCCCGAACCATGGCGGGACGGGTTGCCACACGCGTCGAGGAAAGTGATCTTGATGTCGCCAATGTTCAGGCAGACGGTCTCCATCTCAATATCATCTTCCTGTCCGGAGATATGGACCTTGTGCTGTAGTCCACTGGGTTGACTCTCCCCCGTCATCGTGCCCTCCCGACCAGCTTGAGGCTGATTTGACGCAGCGGTTCCAGCACGTTTGCAGGCAGTGCGTCGAGCGGATACCACCCCCACAACCCCTGCTTTTCCGGCTCCATTACCTCGGGTTTGCCTGCCCACGCACGGATGCGCACGAAGACAACCACCCAACAGTGATCCTCCTCGGGCGCGAAGCCTTGTCCGACCCCGACGACTTCGCAGTCCTCGGGCTTGGCGGTCATCCCCGTTTCCTCGTGTAGTTCGCGAATGGCCGCGTCCTCGAACTTCTCCATCCACTCCAGATGCCCACCCGGAGCGGCGTACTGACCTTGGAGCTTGCCCGCGTGGCGCTCCGCGAGCAGGATGTACTCCCCGCTGATTACCAGAGCAGCAACAGCGACCTTCGGACGATTCACCGCATCCTCCAAAGCTCGAAGATCACACAGCCCACCACACTGGCTGTCACGAGGAAAGTGAGCATGAGGTACCTAACGATCCTCCGGTCCGCCGGGATCAGTTGGCGCGAGCACCACGCCCACCCAAGCACGAGGGCGTTCAGCAGGTGCCAGACCCCCAGCACCCCCAGCACGCTCAGTAGTTCGTGGAGCCGCGTCACCGTGCTGCCCTCCACTCCTTGTGGGACTTCATCGCACCCAGCACGTGACTGGGGACCTCACCATTCGAGAAGTCCGTGAGGACCCCACACCCCGGACACTCGAATGTGGCGTACTGAGTCGTCTCGTCCCGCGCATGGCTTTCGGTGGAGAAGACGTCTCCCTGCTCGACCAACAGAAGCGCATCGCAGCCACCACCACCGTTGCCCCTACCGGTGCACCGCTTCTGCATCGACCAACCCTGTTGAGGCCGACCCGCTTCGAGTAGTCTCATTGGTCAATCCCCCCGGCCCGCGCCATGTCGACCACGTCTTGCCATGTCAGCATAAACCTCTTGCCGGTCTTGCTGCTCATGATTATCGGAAAGGACCGGCCCGCGTGAAGCGTGAGTTCGTACGTCGTCCCCTCCGGTGAAGAGGCAGTCCCCACCGTCAAGCGGAGGAACATGGGGCCTCCGTCCTCCACCGACGGGTACATCACCCCATACGGCTTGACGGGGGTGCCCTCGGCCTTCTTGTCCTTCTTCTTAGCCATTCGTGCCCACCCCCTTCACCTGCTCCGTCCGTATCGGGATAGGTAGTGCGAACCGCTCCTCCGCGATACTCGCGAACGCGGTGCCGCGCGGCACCAGCAGGTCAAGGTCGTGCTGGCTCTCCCCCGCGTCGGGAATGAGGTTCACCTTGATCCCGTACGTCTCGCACAGGCGCAGGAGCATCACCGCGAGCGCGCTCCTGTCGGACTTCGCCTGCCCTCGAATCACGATCTCGACAGTGTTCATCGCTCCTCCTCCGGCCCGTTGATAGGCTTGTCCGACAGGAAGGTCAGCCAGCGGTTCCGCTCGAACCTCCGCCCAACCGCAAGGCCGCTCAGAAACGCTAGGGTCAGCGCCACCCACCACTCTGCCAACAGCCACACGGTTTCCATTGTGTAAACTCCACCCCACCCGTCACCCGTACCATACCAGTCAGGTACGGGTGACGGGCTCCCGTGCTAATCCGTCTCGTCGGTACTGAGGTCCGCCGCGATCTCCCCCGGCATCTGCACCTCGCCCTCACCCTCGCCGTCCATCGCGTAGCTCGCCGTGGTCGCGTAATCCGAACCCCCGGGACCTGCGGGACCCGTGGCACCCGTGGGACCTGTGGCACCGGTCACGCCGTACATCGCGTTGACGTAGAGGAAATCCTTCGCCCAACTCCACCGACCCAGCACGAGTCTGTCGAAGTCCCGCTCAGAGAGGGTGATGATGTCCTCCGTGCTGAGCTTGAGCATCTGCAGGGCGCGGTCGATATCCCCCACGCAGCACTTGGGCATGCTGGCGAGTTGCTGCAAGGCGGCGGGGAACTTCTTGAGCTTCTCCCCCACCTCGACGACTTTCGCAGCGACGGCCAACACCTTCTTCTTCCAGTTCGCCACCGCCGCCGTATACTGCGCGAGGTGTTCCACCCGCTGATTCTCAACCATCTCGATCAGCTTCGTCCGCTCGATCTTCGGCTGCAGGTCCATCACATACTCCTTTCAAAGACACTGTGTAAAGCTACCGCCCCGGCCAATGCCCGGTCTTCTGATACCGGGCCTGCTGCTCCATCAGATTTTCATACTGCGACGTGTACGAGAGATTCACAGCGGCGTTGTTCCGCGTGTCGGCGTCGTTGTGGTGAATCTGTGCATTGCCAGCGACGTCAACCGGCGGCTCACCCAAGAAAGTCCGCGCGATCAGCCAATGCAGATTGAACGTCTTCGAGATGCCACCCTTCGTGAGCCGGACCGTCATGTACCCGTTGTGATTCCGACTCGGTGTCAGGTAGCGCCCGGCGCGCGTGCCTTGTCCACCGGTGATCCGTATGATCCGACCCAACGTGCTTGCGAAGTACAGTGACTCATATCCCGGGACGGGGTACCACCGCTCCGGTCCATCGAGTGATTCTCCACGTTCCCAGGTTAGAATATGGGTGTCCACCGCGCGCTCCTCGTTTTCGGAGTTCTTGTTCTTGTTCGAGATACCTTCCGGGAGAAACTCAAGACTCAAGGACGGAGCGGAGCGAAGCGGAGCGACGTGCGCGGCGAAGCCGCGTTTGTTCTTCGGGGATCGACTGCGGCTGTCCTTACTGCAATATTGGTCCATTGAATACAACGCTAGAACAGTATTGCAATATTGTTCTATTGTTCTATTACTACAACTTAACGCTAGCGGAGCACAGTTCGTGCCAACAAAACCCGGAAATCCCATAAGTGCTTGGGACACTGAGAGTACAGAAAAAAAGAATGCCACCATGGGAAAACCTTTACTCAATGTAATGGAGAAGGTCCTTGATGTCACCCGCGAGGGAACGCAGGTTCGTCACGAGGTTTTGACCGTCAACATTCCGGTACAACTTCTCGATGCGTGTGGCACACGCGAGGGCGATGTTCCTGGCCTCGTGCAATCGCGCGGACCCCTCCGGCAGGGATTCCTCGAAGCGATGTGCGCAGGTCGCAGGCAGGGACTTCGGGGTGACGTATACGTTCTCGGAGGAATACGGTTCTGGTATGTCGAAGGGATACGTCCCACAGAGATGCTTGAAGAGTTCGAGGCTCAACGTCCGGGCCTCGTTTTCTTCGGGGTCGTCTTGTGTGCTGAATTGCTCCATCAGTTCTGTGAGGTCCGTCTTGATCGCGGTCAGCCAGTCGCCGACGTCGTGGGTCCACCGGGCACGTAGCTCGGCCTCGAAGTCTTGGGGGTCAGGCAGGGGGCGGATGATCCTGTACAGCCCCGTCGGCTCTCCCACCGCCTCCAGGTATCCCTGCTCCTGCAGTTCGTGTGTCGCACCACGCCAGTATGATTCGTCGAGGATGTCGTCTAGGACAACCCCGATGGAAGAGAGCTTCTGCTCCGCCATGCGGCCCTCCGTTTCACCCAACGGGCGGAGACTATAGCCCACGGGTGACGGCGTCAAGAAAAAACTTCGTTGAACGCGCATCTTTTCAGCACTTCCATTTACTCAACGTGGCCCTGCTCGATCCACTTGAGGAGCGCCCGGCGGGAGAAACGGATCGCGCCCCCCACGCGCTGGTACGGCACCTTGTCCGCCTGGATCAACTTGTAGACGGACCACGAGGAGAGTCGGAGGTACTCGGCAGCTTCCCTCACGGTGAGTATATCCTGCGGCGGTGTATCCTTCGCCATGTCAATCCTCCAAGTCAACCCGTTTGTCGTCCGGCATCTCTTCATCGATTTTCAGCTTGCGGTCCATGTACCACGAGAGGATGTAGTTGCGCTGCGCTTCCGTGGGGCGCTGCACCCACTCCCACTTCCCCTTCGTGACCTTGGCCCACCCCGTCTGCTCTAGTGCGTGCTCGGCATTGCCGTTGTGCGCATCACGTTCCTCGGCACTCGCGAGCTTGTGCGCCGCCGGGATGTGATTGCCGTACAGGCACGGAGCAAACTCTCCCCCCGGGCTCAGCCACCCGTTGTAGAAGATGGTGTACAGCAGGTCGGGGTCGCCCGATATCGACTGGTTGACCTCCTTGGTCATGTTAGCCATCGTACCGTCCGGGTCGGCGAGGTACCGGTCCAGCAGGTCCCCGGTGTTGTCCCCGGGACCCAGATGAATGCCCAACTCTGCAGCAGCCGCCCGATTGACCTCCTCAAGCGCGTGGAGGGCCGAATGCAGGGCGGAGGGTGTTGCACCCCTCGGGTACGGTTTTGGCTCGTCCACGGGCTCCGGAATGGCCTTGGGGGCCTTCACCGCAGGCTCCTTCACCCGCTGACGGTCCTTTCGCGCCCGATTCTTCGCCACCTTCGTCTCTGCCTTCTGCTGCTTTGACCGACGCTTCCTGTCCACCGTATCGTGCCACTTCTTCCGTTCCCGGTCGTCCTGCTTCATCCGCTCGACATACGCACCGTCAAGCTGCGCCCGGTAGTGCTGGTACATGTACCACAGGACGTCGGGGCCGATGGACCACGTCTCTCCCCGGGGGGTGTCGCGGATGGAGATGATTCCGCCCATGCCGGGCATGATCGCCCCCAGCGGTTCTCCTGTCTTCGGGTCGGAGATTTCGCAGTCGCCCGTGTGGAACCACATGCACTGCGAACCCTTCATCCCGTCCGCGCCGGTCAGGGTCCACGTGAGCGGAAGATTGAGTTCCGCCCCCGGGGGGTACGCTTCACTCTTGGCGTTCGGGTCACCGCGTCGGACGCGCTTGGCAGTGTTCATCGCTTCCCCTTCCCCTTCGACCGCTTGGGCGTCTGCACATCCACCCACATGATCGGGGTCTTTGTCTTCTGTGGGATGCTCCCGATGACGCTGAACTGGAACCCGTGGATGACCACGCCCACCACCCTGCCGTATGCCTTCCGGAAGCGACTCTCCTTCGTTGGTACTGTGTCAACGACGGATGCCTGCAGGAGCTTGGCGAGCTTCACCAGTTGCTTCTCGGTGAGCCCGACCTGCTCCAAGAGGTAGTGGGAGAGCGGCATCTCGATGTCGTGCAGGTGCATGATCAACCGCCGACTCTTCGGGAGCGGGTCAAAACAACGAAAGACCTTCGGCGTTGTGCCCAGCTTCACGTCACACCTCCGTGGGAACGTAACCGTCGAACTTCGGACCCCCCTCCGGCACCGCGTACAGGAGCTTGAACTTCAGCCCCGTCACCTCGATGCCGATGATCCGCCCGCCCCCCTGCAGGACCATCTGCGAGTACGACGTCGGCCCCGCGTTGAGCATGGGGTCCGCCGACGCCTGCATGAGGCTGTCGAGGATCATCGCGGCGAGCTTCGTGATCGCGGGCGTAGCGGACGCCTTGTCCGTCACCTCGACCGGGAGGCGGATATCCTTGCTGGCCCCCGTGTGTCGGAGCGCGATCTCCCCCTCCTCCGGCTTTTCGACGATGACGCGGATGTTCTTCCCTGACTCCGGCATGGTTACTCCTTTCGGGCGATTTCGTTCGCCAGTTTGCACCGTTGCACCAGCGACAGTTCCCGATGAAAGATCGACAGGAATGCGAACGCCTGCGTGCGCCGGGCAGACTCGTCAACTAGCGGATTGACCCCGTCCTCCTGCCGCAGCACCATCGCGGCCCCTCGCGCCATGTAGACCTCGCGCTCTCCCCTGTTCATTTAGAAACACCCCGACAACGGCTTCACGCGCATCCGCACGGTGTTGCACGCTTCGGGCATGATGACCAACGTAGTCGACGATAGTCCGGCCTTCGCGCGCGCTGTGAGGACCCACGGACCGTGGATCGAGAGTTGGGCGACCCCACACGTGATCGAGTCTTCGCCCCCCTCGTTCAGCATGAACTCCACGTTCGTACCCCGGGGTAGCCGGAGCTTCTCCCCGTACGGGTCCGCGATGATCGGGGGTCCTTCTTTCGGATTGCCCTCCTCCGTCCCCACCATCTCCTGCATTTGGGCCTTGTAGTAGGCCACCGACGATTCGAGTTGCGCGATCCTCATTTGAGCCCACTTCGGCAGCTTTGACCGGTCCTCAGCCATGGGTCACCTCTCCACCGTGAGCTTCACCTTGTGGCACTTCCGGAAGACGCGATGCGCGAACCGCTCGACGGCGACTGCCCGCGCGTGATACGCCTTCATCCCCGCTCTGGGTTGCTTGCTGTCCCACTTGGGCCTGCTCGGAGCACCCAACTCCTTACAGAGTGTATCCGTGTCGTTCGAGCAATTCGGGATAGCGTACCTGCACAGACCCTTGGCCCCCTCCTCGTATCCCTTCACGGCTGCGCAGGATCGGCGGCGGCACACGGAACAGATGCGTGTGCGGAGGTAGTTGCACGTCGGCTCCGTGGGGTCGATTACGCCCTTGTCCCGCCCCCGACGGAGCGGGTGTACGGTCCAGCCCTCGACCACGATCTTCGGCATCAGTCCTCCTTGTAGTTACCCCGCGTCTTCCGCTTCGCCCTTGGGGAACACGAGCTTCGCTGCGATCTCCTTGAGCCGCCCCTCGCTCGCGGACTTCCTCTGCTCCTCGCG